ACTCCATAAATTGCGAAGGCAAAATATAAAGCGAAGTAGGTACTGTAAAGCCTAAAGCAGTATCTTTTAATTCAAAACTATCTCCAGTAAGCAAATAATTTGTGTACTGCTCAATACGATATTCTTTATTCGTCTGGTCCTCGTTTGGCTTACTTAGTAAACTGTAAAGCGAATTATTATTATCCTCAACTTTTACCCATTCTTCGCCTTTCTTTTCATATAGACAAAAAGGAATTGCTGCTGAGGTTTGGACCAATTTATCGATAACAGAAAAAACATCTTCATTTGAAAGATATCCCTCGTTAATTAACCTTTCTTCTCCTATATGATTATAACCAAAACCACCAAAACCAAACCATTTTGAAAAAGCAGAACGATTACTTAAATTTGATAATTGATTATGATTCTTTAAAGTAAAGATTGATTTTATTTTGTCTATTATAACCATATTTTAAATTTTATCTATCAAGATAGTCAAGAGCGTAACGTAAAGGATCAATTAAATGATTAAAATTATCGATTGGTGTATCGCTTTTTTTATCAAGCCAAATGTAATTATTTAACTCACTTATCAAATTTATTGAATTTTTTTCGACAATAATACGATATTTTTGTATTTTTTGTATTCCAGTCAAAACTGAACCCGACCTTTTTACGCAAGGTATAAGGTTTATACCCTTTCTGTCTTGCGTTGTTTTACGCCTTAAACTCTGAATCGTTGTTTTTGCTGCGCTATCTCCTATAATTAATTTATTACCACAATGTTTATAATTCAAATCAAAAATTTGTTCTTCATTCAAAGAAGACAAATAGAAACACTCTTGAACATAAAGAAGTTTATTTTTTTTATCAATTGCAAGTTTTACTAATGTTGTTGGGTCATCATATCCATAATCCTGACCAAAAATATAAGGTAAACTTTCGTCGAATTCTCCTATTTCCCAATTATTAAAAATTGTTCCTTCTTGTCTTTCTCTCCAACCTCCTAAAACAATATATTTGTACCACTTATAAAGTCGCTTTACATTATCGCTTTCCTTTTCTTGGTCCTCTTCACTCAAAGAAATATAGTGATGATATGCTTTTCTTCCTTCTTCATAAGCTGTCCAGTTTTCCGCTGTATGATGTATTTTATCTACATCTAAATAAGAAGTATGAATATAACAAACATCGTTTATGATAGCATTTGTACCTCCTTGAACGTTTCTTTCTTTGAAAAACTTTTGATAAATCCAATGCTCAGCAGTTGTAGGATTTAATAATAAAATAGAATAATTAGGAAGGTCTTCACGTCTTAAAGATAGTTTCATTTTGTCGAACTCCTCAAAGCTTGGGTGTTCTTCTGCTTCCTCGACTACCTGAACATTAAAAGAGCTCAATCCTTTACCTCCAGCAGTTTGGGCTTTTGAACCTCTTTTTAATCCCTTAAAATATATCAACCCTCCACTTTTATATTCTATTTTATTTTTTTGAAATTCACAATCCAAAGGCATCAAATAAATAACCTTATCAAAGTCAGCTTTTACGGTCGTTTCAAGCGAATCATTTGTATATCTTGTATAATAAGTATTATGACCAAATTTAGAACCTCTTACATGAGCATCAGCCTCAACTACAAAAGATTTTCCTGAACCACGCCCACCCGTTAAAACGAAGACAGTAACTTTGTCAAGCTTGGACCAAAATTCTTGTTCCTTTTTACTCAATAAAGAAAAACCTTCACTTTCTACCTTTGCTCTTGCGTATGGTTTGGCTAATAATGGTTTATACTTATTACTGAATTTCATTAATCTTCTTCGTTAAATTCTCCAAAAGTTATATTCACATCGCCTTTTGTTTTTACCTCAGCTTCTGTGTATGTCATCGCTAATTTTTTACGTTCGTCATCTGAGCATATCAATTTCATTAATGCCATCTGTAAAGCTGGAGCGTTTGACTTGTACCACTTAGAACGCATTGAAACTTTTAATTCTGTTTTGTTTTGGTCCAGTAATTCTTTTAGTTCGTTACTTTCGTTACTTCCTATCGGAAAATATTCGTAAAATGTTTTCTTTACTATTGGAAGAAAAGAAACAATATCCTCAATAAAGAAAAGTTTGTTTTTTACTGTCACTTCCTTAGCTTTTTTAAATATTTCTAATTTGTCGTATGCCATAATTTACTTCTTTTTAAAAACTTTCCAATTTATTTGATGATGATGCCTATTGAACTTGAAAACAGTACGTGTGTATTGTGGCCAAACAGCTTCAAGCATCTTTGCCTTCAAAAGGTTTTTTTTTGGACTGTTACCTTTGTATAATTCTGTTTGATTTCCTCCTTTCATTTTTGCTGCTGTCGAAACTTTATCAGCCATGTAATAAATACAGCTTGAAGTTGTTCCTCCATTATGTAAAACTTGCAAACATAAATCAATATCTTCGTTGTATTTCAACCTCCATCTATAAGGTATTTCATTTTTAATTAGCATTGCACTATAAACATGACAATTTGTTTTAAAAGGCTTTTTTGGAGGCCTAACAACAAAGTTTGGCTCCTCAAATCCGTTTATGTCAATGTTATTTTTTATGGAGTAATTTTCAACATATAAAAAAGCTGGTAAAAGATCTTCAATTCGTTTTCTTTTCCCATTTATCCATTTAGCCCAATATTGTATATTATCATCAAACAACCAATGAAACTTGTGACCATTCAACTTTGCATGTTCCCAACAAAAATTCCTTGCTGGATAACTCCCAAGACCTAAATTTGAAAAAGGCAATTTTAAAATTCTTTTTTTTCCAAGCTTTTTTACGTACAATTCATATTCTTGTGGCTCAACAGCAATCAAATAATCAAAACCTGATTTCTCAAAATTATCAGCTGTTAATGTTTTTTCATACCTTCCTTTACTAATTATGTAAATTGGAAACTTGTTTTTTTTAGACATAAATTAAAAAGGTTTACCACCCCATCTATGATTAGAGAAATGAGCTGCTAACATTTCAGGGGGAAAGTTTTTTTTATCTCTAAACATTATTTCTTTTTCTAATCTTTTTGGGGCCATAAAACCATTATAAGGATAAAATGTTTTTGAAGGCAAATGTGTTACATCACTTCTCCCAAATAATACCGAAGAAACGAAAGCCGGACCAGTTTGAACAGAAGCAGTTTTATTTATATTCTTTGAGTACCATTCAGGTAAAGCATCAATAACATCTTTTATAGCTGTGCAATATTGTGGGCAGCCTATTATAGCTGTTTCAAAAGACCTCCCTGAACGCTTTCCTAAAAAAGCTTGGTTACTATTAATCAATTTATTGAATGATTTTAATGGCATTACATCTGTATCAATGTATATGCCACCCATATAATATAAGGCCAAAAGTCTATAAATATCAGACAACCCAGCACATGTACCAACATTAGGTATTATCCTTTTTATTTCTTCAGATATAGGAAAATCTTTTAGTGATGTTATTGTTACAAACTCATAATCTGGGTGTATTAATTTAAAATCATTCCACCATTTTTGGAAAATTTTAGGCATTGGTTTTTTCCCAACCCATATTCTTATAAATCTTTTTGGAATATTCATTTTTTTAATCAGTTTTAAAATTTACTTGCCAAGCCATATTCATTTTTTTAAACTCTACATTGTTTTCATTTAGATAATCTTCTGCATCTTCTGCATTATCAAATAAAAAAACAACTCTTTGATCATTGCTCGTTGTTCCTATTGGATCAAATTCTTCTTCAATGTCAATTTCTTCTTCTGACATATTATTTTCATCAATTCCAGCACTCCAGTCAGGAACACCCAATCCCCAATTATCCAAGTCTTCATTATCCCACTCATTCGCTAACTGTTCCCAGTTCCATTCTCCAAAACCTACATTATCTTTTATAATAAACTCCTTTTGCTGCTCCTGAGTTAAACTTTCGGCTTTAATAATATGTATTTCTTTCAGTCCAGCTTCCTTACACGCTTTTAAACGCATATTTCCACCCAATACAATCATTTCATCATTTACAACAATTGGACGTATTTCCAGCATTTTAGGAAAGTCTTTTATAGACTGGACCAATTTACGGAATTTATCGTCTTTTAGTATTCTGGGGTTGTTTGGATTGTTTTTAACCTCGCTTATTTTTACTTTCTGTATATTCATAACTCTTTGTATAATTCTCCGATTTCCTTTCCTATCTCTTGTTTTATCGAAATGTCTGTTTCTTCTTGTAATTGCGTTGTAAGTTCTTTAATCCTTAGCAAAGTTTTTTCCTTGCTGTACTGCTTTAATATCACGCCTATAAGGACCAATATGAGCAGTATCATAATTGAGATTTCTAATAATACCCTTTCCATAC